CGGCAGACTTGATGACGCACTTGTCCTGGCCGTTTTGATCCTTCTCCCAGTCGACTTTGCCGACGAACTCTATGCCCTCAAGATCGGAGAAGCCGCTAATGCGACGAGCATTTTGGGCTGCAGGACTATTATCAGTAGGACTAATGCCACGAGCGGAATTGAGGATAGCCTTGATGAAGGTCCGACCCATGTTGGTCCACTCAGCGCCCTTGGCGCTGTACAAGCCAATGAGGGACCACATCTTGCGACGGGCGAACGGACCGTCAAGTACAACGAACTCACAGTTCAAATAAACCGATCCGGTGGTTACACTTCGGGTCGCATAGCCGCCGGTCCAGCCTTGTGAGGGATCGTCATAGCCTCCCGGTTTGATAGTCATGCGAACGCGCACCACGGTGCCTTTGGGGATGAGGTCGTAGCTGGATTGCTCGGCGGCAGAATTGAAATCGAAAAAGGTCATGATCAGGACTCCTGAATTGAAATTGGGGTAGCGGGGCTATTGGCATGTTCGGAATGGCTGACTTGTGGGCGAGCAAATTCCAAGCGCTCGTTAGCTGGGCGTGCGGGGCCGGCGATCTTTCGCATAAGTCGACCCAGATCCGGTTCTTCAATGGCATCTAACCGACCAGAGCGGTCTTTGGCGGGATAGCCCCATTGGTTTAATGTGTGGCATACGAAGGCTCGGTAGCTGCTTCCATCGTCGGATTTGACTTCGGCGAGTGTGATGACCTCATCCACAATTCCTGGCAACTCAAGACCAGTCTTGGAGCCATCAATTTGAAGCGTGAACACTCGACGATTGAAGTCGTCCAATGCCTCATTCAGAATGCCAACGAACCAAACGTTTTTGCGCCGGGTATGCTGCAAGTGAGTGAGCCAAGAAATCATTTCCTGACCCATCAAGCCATAAGCGCCACGGTTGTCTGGTTTACCGGTTTTCTCGGAATACGCTTGTGGTTGCCCCTTGCACCATTGCAGACACAAACGGCCAGCAACGGTGATGGAGTCAACAAACACGGTGTCGTATCTGTCGAGCGATGATGGATCACCAAAGCGATCGCATACAGCCTTGAAATGCGCTTCGCTGTATGGCTGATCTTCACGTAGTGCAGGATTAGGCCCACCAATAAACACGGCAAAGTCGCGGCATTCTTGCCAGGTGCGTGGCCGAATTGTGTCTCCGGCATAGCCTTCAACGGCCAGATCACCTGCTTCGAGATCAAAGAACAGCGTTGAAGTGGGTTCAAGTGTCCAGAGTTGAGAAGTTTTTCCAATGCCAGACTTGCCAACCAATACACCCTTGACGCCACGACGTTCTGCTAATCGCTGGTCAGCACTAATGATCGGGAGGCTCATTTTTTCACCTCTGTCATTGACGGATTTAGAAATACATCGGCTACAGTGCTTGTTCCGAGCGCACCACGTTTACGGGCTTGGTCGTAAAGTTCACGCAGCCCAACCAAGGGACGGCGCATTTCAGTGACTTGTGCTTCTAGTCCGATGATGGCGAACGCAAGATCATCGATCGTGGATTCCTCAAGTGGCACGACGGTTTCTTGAGTCCGATGACCTTCTAATGCGGGTACGCGAATGATTGCGGGAAGATCACGCATTCCCCATTCAGAGCGCTGTCGTAATTTCTCAATAGCTGCTTTTCTAAAGAACATGACTTACTCCTTGATAAGTGCCAGGCGATAGGAGGGCTTGCCCGTCTTGACTGTGCGAGCCGCTTCGAATGAAGATTTCAGGGTGTCGGGCCACGCGTTGAACTTGGTTTCGCTGACCCGATAAGTGATTTCTACGTATTGCTTCGGATCTTCACCGCTGTCACCGATACGTGTTGTTATGTCGGCCAAGCGTGCTTGATCCCACTCGATCTTTTTGGGGAGGTCTGCTGTGATACGAACATCGCCATCGTCGAAATGGATAACGCCCGTATCTTTTCCATCGGCGTGGCGTAGATTTCTGGCTTGGTCGCGCCACTTGAAATCGATGGCTTCGTCAAGGTGATCGTGCAGTTGCTTGGCCTCAGCAAGACGATCTGTCGCAGCGTTTTTCAAGTGAAAAAGCACCTCAGCAGATTGCAGTGCCAACGTACCAGCTGGAGTGGCAAGTACTTGCTCGGGGGTGGTAGGGGGATTGAGGTTCATGCCGCACCTCCGACCACTTCGCGTTCGGATGTACTTTTACGGAGGCTATCTGCCTCAAAAGCCTCGATGTCTTCGATCCGGTAGCGGACTTGACCTTGCAGTTTTAGAAAAATTGGGCCGATACCCTCGGAGCGCCAGCGCTCCAGCGTTGCCTCGCTGAGGTCCCAACGATCAGCCAATTGCCGTTGGTTAAGGTGTTTAACACTCACGTTTTTCTCCTTTCAAGTAATTGCGAAAACGTGAGGTGATCTTCAGACTCAGGGTGTACGGGCGTCAGCCAGCGTCATGTACGGGCTGATGTACGGGCTCAGCCAATTCGAGAAATCACAGACTTCTGAAAACAAAAAACCGCCCGAAGGCGGTTGTGTGTGGTGATGAAGAGAGATGAGGATCAGTCCAGCTTGATTGCATACCCAGTGTTGTCGTGTTCGATGTAATCTTCCCAGACCGAGTTGCCGCTGAAAATGCTCGCGACCCGTTTTCCCTTTGCTGCATCGCGCGAACCATGAGCGGCAACTAGGATGTCTCCAGCGGAAACACGAATTCGTCCGTTCATGAATTGTTCGACCAGATACTTTACGACCGCTACCTGCTTGGGTCCTTTGATGGACCAGGGCTTGTCGGACTTTGTGGCGATGGTAAGCGTGTTTGTGAATGGATCGAAGCGAAACGGCAGCGATTTTTCCTCTTTGCTACCCGCCGGGGCTAGGAGCAAGCGATGAATCAGATCCGCGTCGATGTGGGGAGTGACCGTGTAGTCCACTAGGACTTCGACAATTGGGATGATGCGATAGCGTCGCGGCGGCTGCACGATCCCCGGAAGCGATTGGCAGGTCGTGAAAATCAATCCCTGATCAGGAAGTGATGCCTCCTGAAAATGCGCAAAGACCTGTTCAATGCATGAAGCCAGACCTCGGGCCAGCCATACATCGATCTGCACATTCCCAATTCGCATCTTGCCCAGATTCCAAAGCACGCCATCAATGGCCGGCATGGTGATACCGCGTCGGTGCGCCTGCGCAATTCCAAGCAGGTCCGCCAGCAAGGTCAGCAGTTTGACTGCTGGGACAGCATAAACGGCCACAAGGTCAGCCGCAACATACTTGGTGCGAAAGGTTTGGGGGCACCGGTAGCGATAGCGATCGGGGTCCTCGTCTTCTTGAATCTCGACGGGGATATGCTCGTCATCACATTGTGTGGGATAGCTGCCTGCATAACCAATACGTTCGGTCCACGCGGCAAGGTCAGACGCAGATAGCGCCGACTGGCGCGCTAGGTACCAGCCCGGCACGCCACGAAGTCGCTGCCCAGTACTGCCGGCAACCACACTGCTACAACGTTCGAACAGAGCGATCAGCTCAAGCAACGAGCGCGTCTTCAAGCTCTTCAGAGACATCATTGATCTCCTTCACCAAATGCCATTTGGCCAGTAGACGGTCGCACAGCGCCCGATCCTTCTCACGTTTTGTTTTGACGTTGCACTTGTTGTCATCACGCAGAATGACGCTGATCGTGCGCGCTCGTTCCTTGCCTACCTTCTTGATGCGAATAGACAACTTAGCGTAGTTGATCTGGTGATGGCGAAAATCAAATGACGGGGAGATTAGCGAACGTGCTGCAGTGTAGATGTCATCAACGTCCTTCGACCAGATCTTAACCAGCAGTGATCGGTGGTTGGAAGACGTATAGCCCAGCTCGACTACCTTCACCCATTCAACCGCTTCATCAGTCACATCGAAGTTTCGGGGCGCGGCCAGGCTCTGGTATTCGTACTGCTTCAGCGGTATCTTGTCGCCCGTGATGGGTGAGTGCAGTAGCGAATCGGCCATGATCCGAGCCAGAGCCTCCCGGCCATCGGTGTCCTTAGACAGCACTTCCAAATGACCGTTGGCAGGCTCATAGGTGATGTGTGATGAGACAGCACGGATCACTTCTTGCGGAACTAGGGCACTGGCCTGCACGCAGTCAATAATTTCGGGTGGCCGGTTGTGATGGACGCTGACTTGGTACAGGTCCACATCTCCACCGGTGTGCGTATCGGGGCGTAGGCGTTTGAATACCTGAACGGCAACCGCATCGATGGCGCAACCAAGCTGCTGGGAAACAGCCTGGTGGAATTCTGCGCGCGCGGTCGCATCTTCCAGTACGGTGAGATCCTTGGGTGCGACGTAGCCTGAATAACAAGTCATGCTTTGGCGGAAAACGTCAGCCTGCCGGGCATTCATCGACTCCTCGAACAGAGCGGGCTCATGACGGTGGAGCCAGAGCGCGCGCTCGTATTGATTCGGGATGGCGGTGAAGGCAGCTTTGTTTTCGTCGCCGAAGATGTCCTGACTGATGCCCTCGATCACATCCTGCCCAGCGCCGTCAGACAGGAGCACGATACGCTCGGCCACTTCCTCGATCTTCTGGCGTTGGCTCACACCTATGGCTGCAAGGACTGCTTCCATTCCGGCGCGCTGCTCTTGCCTCCCTTGTTTTTTGTCCAACTCCGGCATGGCCAGAGCAAACTCATCCACCATGAATTCACGGAAGACTGCCGGCGCAAGGTGGCCGAGCAGCTTGGATAGATTTTCCGCATCAATCATTGACACTCTCCCTTCGCAAGGTGTTCATCGGGTTCGCAGCAGCCCAGGCACCCCGTCTTTTTGTTGGTGGGGATTTCAGACCTAATTCGTTCGGTATACCGAACATTTGAGATTCTGATTGCTGCTTAGGGGTTTGTCAAGCAGGTACGAATTTGTTCGGTATGGTGATATTATTTCTGGGTTAATTCAGACGTTTGAGGAGAAAACTGTGCCATCCCCTTTGGGCGAAAAGATTCGTGCGCTCCGCAAGCAGAAGAAGTTCAGCCTAGAGCAACTGGCCGAGCTGACTGAGTCCAGCAAGAGCTACATCTGGGAGCTGGAAAACAAGGACGATCCAAAGCCGTCAGCCGACAAGATCAGCAAGATTGCGGCTGTTCTCGAGGTAACCTCAGAGTTCCTACTCACCGAATCTGTTGCCACGCCAGATGAGTCTGTGCTCGATGAGGCCTTCTTCCGCAAGTTCAAAGCCATGTCCGAGCCCGACAAGAAGAAGATCCGCAAGATCCTCGATGCCTGGGAAGATGAATGACAGAGCCGAAAAAGCCAATAGCGGAGGCCAACCGCATTTCAAAAATGCTCAATGTGGTTCTAGGTACCGAACGATTTCCGGTCAAGGTTGATGAATTGGCGCTCGAGTATTCGCGACAGTGCTTTGCCGATTCGCCGATCGACAAGGTCCACGGCGAAGACCTAGATGGCTTTGATGGTCTGCTGAAAGCCAACAAAGCGCGCTCGAAGTGGCTGATCCTCTACAACAGCGCGGTGCAATCGGAGGGACGAAAGCGGTTCACGATCGCGCACGAATTTGGCCACTACATCCTGCACCGCGATAGCCAGGAACAGTTTGCCTGCGGCAGTGCTGACATCGAAACCGGCCACAGCAATGAACTAGACGTTGAAGCCGAGGCTGATAAATTCGCTTCGACCTTGCTGATGCCTTTGGATGACTTCAGGCGGCAAGTGGATGGTCAGCCTGTCAGTTTTGATCTGCTTGGGCATTGCGCCAACCGCTATGGCGTTTCACTCACTGCTGCCGCCTTGCGCTGGACCGAGATCGCTGAGAAGCGTGCTGTTCTTGTGGCCAGCCGCGACGACCATTTGTTATGGGCCAAGTCGAATCCGGCCGCCTTCAAGTCGGGGGCTTTCTTCGCTACTCGCAAGCAGACGATCGAAGTGCCACAGGACGCCTTGGCGCACACGAACGTCCCAGTGGATGCGGGCATTCAATCCCGAACAGGCCGTGCACAAATCTGGTTTCCCCGTGAGCCGGCATCCATGGCGCTGACGGAAATGACCCATATCGCGGGCCAGTACGACTACACCTTGACGTTGCTGTTGATGCCTGATGCTGAATTGCAACGGCCGCAGCGCGATGATGAAGAGGCGGAAGAGGATACTTATGATCGCTTTACGCGCAATGGTCAACCTCTGAATCGATAGCGCTTCAATTCTTGTAGTCAACGTCACCTGCTTTTCGCGGACGGCGGCATTTCTCCGCATCTTTCCGAGACAGTCTGAAAACTCCTGCTGGCCTTGCCATGGACCACTGGAGACAATTTTTCCTTCGATCGTTAAACATCAAGGACTGGCAACCAATGCAAGAAATCAAACGCCGCACGCCCGAATCCATGACCGTGTCAGAGCGCATGGACGAGGTGTCCGCCCTGCTGGCGCGGGGCATATCCCGTATGTGGGATCAATCTGTCGCGAAGTCCGCAAATACAGCCTCGAAGAGCCATTTAGGACTTGGCTATTCCGCTGACCAGAGCGTTCATACGAACCCGTCAAACTCAGTAACGGATGCAAAATGACCAATTTTTCAACGCCCTATAAAACACCGCAAGCGATCATCGCCAAAATCGCAGCACTTCCCGATATGCCGATGGACGACATCAAGACTCTATGGAAGAGTCTGTTCGGTACTGATAACCCAACCCACAACCGGCAGTTCCTTGAGCGTCGAATTGCCTATCGGTTGCAAGAACTCGAGTTTCGCAAAATAGATCGAGCGCTGATGGATCGTAATAAGCGCCGCATCCAACAAATAATCGATTCTGGGAAAAACAAAAAAAATGATCGTGACTTACAGCTTGCAGCCGGCACGATTCTTACCCGCGAATACCAAGGTAAAGAATTTCGGGTCATGGTGTCGATTGATGGGCATTATGAATATGAAGGGCGCCCATACCGTAGCCTCTCACGGATTGCCAAGGAGATCACCGGGACCGCCTGGTCGGGGCCGGTATTTTTCGGCCTGAAGATCAAATCAACAGCCAAGACAGCACCGAAGAAGGGAGGACTTAAATGAGCGAGCCTCTCAAGCGACGTCAACGGTGCGCTGTCTACTGTCGAGTGTCTAGCGATGAGCGATTAGATCAAACATTCAATTCAATCGACGCCCAAAAAGAAGCAGGACATGCATATATCTCTAGCCAACGCAGCGAAGGCTGGATTCCTGTTGCCGATGATTACGATGATGGGGGATTTTCCGGCGGCAATATGGAGAGGCCCGCATTAAAGAGGTTGATGGCTGATATTGAAGACGGGCGTGTCGATATTGTCGTGGTCTACAAGATCGACCGGATGACCCGAAGCTTGGCTGACTTCTCAAAAATGGTGGAAGTGTTTGAGCGGATCGGCGTTTCATTTGTGTCGGTGACTCAGCAATTCAACACCACGACATCCATGGGGCGGCTGATGCTGAATGTCTTGCTGTCCTTCGCACAATTTGAGCGCGAAGTTACCGGTGAGCGAATTCGCGACAAGATCGCAGCATCAAAGCGAAAAGGGATGTGGATGGGGGGAATCCCGCCAATTGGCTATGACGTGAAGGATCGTCGATTGATTCCGAATGAGCGCGAAGCGAAATTAGTCCAGCACATCTTCAAGCGGTTCGTCGAACTTGGCTCTACTACCAAACTGGTTAAAGAATTGCGCTTGGATGGCGTTACCTCCAAAGCCTGGACTACCCAAGATGGAAATGTCCGAGCAGGAAAGTTGATCGATAAAAGCCTGATCTACAAACTCTTGGGAAACCGTACTTACCTAGGTGAGTTGCGGCATAGGGATGAATGGTTCAAGGCCGAGCATCAGCCGCTAATTGAACTCAGCACGTGGAATGCCGTTCAATCAGTTATGAAGATCAGCCCACGCACGAGAGCCAATCACACGCGCGCCAAAGTCCCGTTTTTGTTAAAGGGCATTGTTGAGGGAGCTGACGGCCGCGCATTGACAGCGGCTTGGACCAAGAAGGGAGGAGGAAAGCTGTATCGCTATTACATTCATGCCCGAGAAAACAAAGAGCATGCCGGAGCCTCAGGGATGCCAAGATTCCCTGCGATCGAGTTAGAAGCTAATGTGGTGGCCGAAATGCGACGAATATTGCGTGCGCCAGATCTCAAGACGAAAGTAGCTCAATGCATAACTGCTACAGACTCGCAGACCGATGAGGCCAAGGTATGCATTGCAATGCTTCAAATTGACAAAATCTGGGACCAGCTTTTCCCGGTCGAGCAAGAGCGAATTGTCCGCTTGTTGATTAAGAAAGTCATAGTCACACCCCACACATTTGAAGTGCAATTCCGTCCGAATGGCATCGAGCGATTGGCCGCTGAAACTACGCTCCCAGATGCCACGATAGTTTCCGAAGAGGTGGCCGCGTGAATGAGACCAAGATCAAAGCGATTGGTGAGGCAGATGTGGCGGTTGCCAGCGATGGAAGTCTGCATGTCACCGTCCCGATCAAAATCACGCGCCGAGGTCGCGGTAAAGCTGTGATGCTGCCGGATGGTAAAGCTTTCCAACCTCGTACATGGGATGCAGAGCCGACACAGATGCAATTAGCTTTGGCGCGCGGGCATCGGTGGCTAGGGTTACTTGAGTCAGGTAAGGCTCGAAATATGGCTGAAGTCGCCAAGCTGGAAGGAATGGACCCAGCTTATGTCAGTCGGATGGTAAATTTGACCACCTTGGCACCGGACATCGTGGCTGCCATCCTCGACGAGTCACTGCCGGATCATGTCATATTATTTGATCTGGCATCTGGGACGCCCTTGCTGTGGGACGAACAGCGGATCCTGCTGTGCTCGTGAATCTTGAATAACGGCGTGAATTAATATCTTAGAAACCTAATCCTCGAGGCTAGGATAGGCGACATTTCACATTAATTTATTTAGGGGAGATATTAAGTTGCATATTGATCAAAATACTAAATATCTGCAGCAGGCATATTGCAAGACAGTCCTAGCTGAGCAAGGTCAGCTTACTAAAGATCTGTTTGATAAGATCAATGCCGGCGATGAGGAAACGATGCGGCGCGTCTACGTCGCTCAGCAGGAAAGAATTCGGTTGCAGGCAGAACGGATTACGAACGCAACAGATAAGCAAATCACACTGACGCAGATAGATAGTATTCAAGAAGTATTAGATGCGCTATCTGATATCTTAAATGCATAATCAAGGTCTCAAGTTTGCTTAGCTTGGTTGTCTGTCTTCAATTGATTGAACATGGCTCCTAATTCTAGGCTCCGAAATAAATACATCGAACCGGCTCCGCGAGCGCTTGCTTTAGGAGGGGTCGAGCCCCACACGCCACTTATGCGTATCCCGCCAGACGACCAACTTTTGTATAAGGTCATGACGGTCGAGAACCTATTGCAGTCGCTCATTAATAACTATCTTCACTTTAATCGCGTCGACAGCTATTTAGACTTTACCAACGCCGACGAAAATGACGGGCGGCAGTTGCCGAGGGATCAGGCGCTCAATGCCGCCGTAAAATTCCAAAGTGCCCCTGACTTCTCTGTAGCCGACTATTACGACCAATGCAGAGCCAGAACCTACGCTTGCTGTTTTTCTACCGAGAAATCCTCTTACATCTGGGAGAACTACGCTAACGGAAGTGAGAAGGGGAAAGTCTGTGTCGTATTTCAGTTTGGCAAGCTAAGGGCTATGCTTAACTCGGTGATGAATCCCGACGATGCAATTCTTCTTTACGAAGGTAATCCCTGTCTTCAGATATTCTCCCTAAATTACGGATTGATAAATTATGTGCCTTGGGAGACTCATCGAACCAATGGCGATTATCTATCCAATCCAATCCTCTACACATATATCAAAGACAGTGATCGCTTCAGGGAAGAACGGGAATTACGTATTTCTCTCTCTGCCATCGGTATCGGACATTTCGCCCTAAAAGATGGTTCTGTCATTGAATTCCCGACCTCTTTGCAGCTCGGTTTTGATTTTCGGAATGCAATCGCTTGTGGAGTGATCCAGGAAATATCGCTCGCTCCTGATACGGAACAGAATTTTCTGATTCACGAATTGAGCAAACTCCGAATTGAACCTACATTAACTGCGAACAAGAAATGACGTCGAACGACGATCGACGGGACATGCGCGAAAAGTCTGCCGCATCTCAAGAAATGTTCTTGATAGCTATTGCTTTTGCAATTGGCAAGTCAGTAGACGATACAGTTGCCGTTGGTCCAGGTGAAGTGAATATCACCATCTCTTCGGGTGGTTAACACTCGGCGATTGACATTCAGCCCGCGAAAGTTCGTGATGCCCGTCACTTTGCTGGCGTAGTAGCGGGTTGTCTCTTGGGTATCGTACTTTTTGTAGTCATCCGAGATAACCACAAGCTGAGGGTGGCAGTCATGGGTGTCAAACATGTCTATGCAGACACCATTTTCGCGACCATGGTGCGAAGCCACTAGAACGTTGATTCTTGGGATAATTTGTCGGAAGCGCGGGTTCGTCGCTAGGAGGTGCTTAAAGCCATCACGCTCCATGTCCCCGGGGAATAAGAACGAGGTACCATAAACCGTCAGGTAGAGCACCAGGCTGAGGTTGTTCTCGTCTTCAAAGATAGGGTAGGCGTTGTAGAAATATTCCATAGACACGCCAGGAAAAGCTGGTGTCGGCGCGCCATTGCCACCCACTGGGCCGAACGTACCGAGGTTCTGAACCAGAAAATTAATGCCTCGCCCCATGCCGGTTTCGCTCTTGAGGTGCGTGATAGTGGCAGGCGTCACCGACGTGTTTCGGAACACCCAGTCAACGTTGATGCCTTGCTCAAGTAGGTCTGGGTAGCCTGAGACATGGTCCTCGTCATAGTTAGTGATGACTAGTTGCTCAAGGGCCGTCACAGCCATACTTCGCAGGTGCCGCCCGGGATACCAGCCCGTCGTCGCATTATGTCCGCAATCGATAAGGACTCGACGCCAGCCACCCAGCCTATCCGGCGTTGTAAGCAATGCGCAAGCCCCATGCTCGACGTTAAAGATTTGGAGCAGAGCATCGTTCACGGGGATCGGCGCCATTACTTGTCCTTGCTATGGGCATACGATGTGAACACCTCCACAGCGTAGTGACGGAAGAACTTGAGGTAACGGAACGTCATACCAATTCCAAGCGCAGTCGCTGCCCAAGACAAATACAGGTGTGCCTCCGGCCCGCGGTTCCACCGGTAAGACCAGTAAAGCAGTGCGGCATCAACAAACGCAACCAAGGCGGTGTTGCGACAGAAGCCGTAGAGGTTGAGGAAGTTATCGAGGCGTCCCATGACTGCAGAATCGGCGCGGGCACTCCGATAGGCAGCCCAGAACATCGCCTCGCCCGGACCAGTCAGGCCCTCAGCCTTCGCTTTTTCTAAGGCACGTCTCTTACTCTCGTCAGGCAGTGATTTGAAGTAGCCGGGGATACAGGCTCTCAACCAACTGGGAGCTTTTGAGTACCCGAACACGACATTGCGGGGATAGCCGAGTATCTTCTCAACCAGGAACCGCTCGAAGACGAGTGACGAGACGCTTGCGACCAATTGCCCGACAGCATAAGCGCTCGCCACCGCCACAACGCCTTGCACGGTGGTCCAAGAGTCCCGTGCAAATAGCCCCGTGCCCGCGACCTGGTCGGTCACGAACAGCAGCAGGAAACCTGCTGACAGATAGGCCCAAAAGTCGTAGGTGGTGAACGGAATTTTTTCCATAGTGCCTTTATGCCATCAGTTTACGGGCCAGTGGGTGCGAGCAGGCGCACGAGCACTGCTTCCTGCATGACTTACGCATCACTAGTATGTCCGTCAGGATACCTGGCTCTCGCGCGGGCTATCGGGGTGATTCTGGTGATGCGGACTGACTTCCGCATCCCGTCATCTAGATCGGCTCGCTCAATGGCTATGACGCTGATGTCCCGGTATGTACAGGCTGCTAAATGTCTTTGCACTATTTTGAATACTTCTCCAGTTGCGGGTCCTGTCGAGCGCAGATCGACTAGCTGATCAGCGTTAACCGGATAATGGTGAAGGTAATATCATTAGCGGTCGGTGTCTGAAAACTACAGTTTTGTTGGTGGCGTTGCCTGCATTCTCGACTCTCCAAGTTTGGGCGGCTTCCATCTCCCACCAATATCGAAATAAAACCACTCGATTCGTCCGCGCGTAACTGATTGATTTTATTGTACTGGTGATGTGCTCTTTGTGGACTTCGACCTGTTGCAGGTGGCGAGGGCCACAGAGAGAAAGTGCCGAAACAGAGAGAGTCGGGCGCGGAACTCACCTGCCGATGCCAAGCGCGAAGTCCACAAGTGTCCTCACCAATCCACGGTAGCACGCGGGTTTTGGCAGCAATCAGGCGAAAAAAAACCAACCGAGAACGGTTGGTTTTTTAACAAGTGGTGGAGGGAACGGACCCGGGTTCGATTTCCGTCTGAAGTGAGCATGCTGGTTCTTTAATACTGCATATTGTTGCTTCGAAAAATTGAGGGTTCTTGATACTGCTGAGACTGATTACTCAATTTTCCGCAATACTCCTCAGCTCTCTCAGCACGTAAAAATATCCGTTTGGTTCTAACTGAGTTGACTTCGCTCCGAGCCGAAGCGTACATCGAGTTGTTTCAGCTTTGCGTAGGAGCATTTATGGATAACATACACTTCAATCAAAAACAGCTAGCAAACCGTTGGGATGTCAGCGAGGGCACTTTGAAAAGATGGCGCTCGGAAGGCATCGGACCAGTCTTTCTTAAACTGAAGGGCCAAGTCCGTTACCGTCTGGTAGACATCGAAGCATACGAAGAGTCATGTTTAGTATCTTCGACAAAGTCAGTTTTTAAAGCGTTGGCACAAAACTCAGTCGGGAGCCTTGGGTAGCGAACGGCCCATTTAATAGGACAGTTCTTCGGGAATCAAACCCGCCGAAATCATGGCAAAAGCGTTCTCGTTTGAAATACGCTTTTGCCATGATTCCTGCGACTGCTTGGCTGCCTTGGCCAGAGCTTGTTTCTCTTGCCTCCGCAAAGATTTCACCGGCTTGGCATGAGATCCGGCTTTGCGAAATTTTGCCAGAGCCACGAGGGGATTACGTGGCTTGCCTTTCGATTTCATTGTGTATCTCCTTTAATTTGTGTTGATTAAAAAAAGTTGTGTGCTCGAGGCGAAGTTTTATGCGCTTGCGAAGCTAACGCTTGCAGAGTAATCAAACTTGAGGAAAAAATACAGCCGACCAGCGGTATTTTTTTAAGACTCATTCGGCGATGACTGCGAACCCTCGCAGCCATGGCGTGAGGTGTTCGATATCAAACGTCTGCTTTTCGAACATCTCGATCATCTCGGCATGGATTTGCATGGGAGATCGGCTTAAACGCCAACCATTGATGCGTAGGAATACATCGGCAGCCGCGAAGGCGATGCGCTTATTACCATCCACAAAAGGATGATTGTTCGCGAGACTCTCCATCAGCGCAGCTGCTTCCATAACGATATCTTCGTAATAACCCGTTTGCGGACGAAATAATGCAGCTTCTAATGCTCCCGGATCACGTATGCCTGGAGCGCCGCCGTAGCGCTGCATAAGAACTGCGTGCAAGCCGAGTACGTCCGCCACGGTCAGGTAATCGT